CTTTTGCCTCTCCCTTTCCTTCCTGCTCCACGTCCTGATGGCAGACTTCCAGCACTTCATCTTGCTCTTGCCAATCATCCATCCCTTGCTCTCATAGAAGTCAATAAAGCCTTGGGGATCAATGTTAGCTCCCGTCCGATTACACTGCTCAATCACCTCAGTTAAAGTGGGTGGAGTGAAACGACCCTTATTCATTGTATTATTAGATGTATTATTAACTGTATTATTAACTATTAACTTTTCTTCAATAGGGTATTTAACTTTTCTTAAAGAGGTCATTAACTTTTCTTCAATAGGGTCTTTAACTTTTCTTAAAGGGGTATTTAACTTTTCTTCAATAGGGTCTTTAACTATTCTTATATACCTATGTAAGATTTGTTTAGTACCCTCGGCATACTCCAACTGGATTTCAATGTAGCCTGTATCCCTGAGTGCGCTTACCCACTTGCTCACTGTTGTCTTGCTTACTTCATATAGGCCAGCAAAGTAATCATTGCCAGCCCAGCAGTAGCCCTTCTCATTAGAGAGCGCAGTTAGCTCGCCATAGAGTAGCTTGGCATTAGCAGGTAAACGCTTATCGTATCTGACATTAGCAGGGATGATAGCGAAGTAACCCTTCTTATCCATCTTATTCACCTCGCCAGGACTGCGGGCACTGTTGACCCTGTTGACCCTGTTTAACAACCTCGGGCACTTCGAGTTGCTCACTTCTAGCCATCTCAAGTAAAGTCATAGGCCAAAATTCAGGCTCCTGTCTATCGTGCATCTCCTGCATACCGACAAGCATATCAATTGTATCCACATCATTGGGAACACCTGACTTAACCAATGCATCCGCTACAGGTGAAGAAGTAACGTGGCGGGTTTCCATTGATGGACTGTAATGCTCGTCTTTAATTAAGCAGCCAACAGCGCACATCAATTCACCATCCCCTCTATAGGCGCACTCTTCACACCAATCGCGGTTTTTTAAAAATGACCTCTTATTCTGAGTCATTAGGTGCGTGCAAACCTTATTAAAAATTTCTTGCTTATCCATATTATTCACCCGCCGCCACAAACTCAGACAGTTTGATGTCCAAAGCATCTGCAATGCGGATCATGGTGTCGAGAGAGGGCTTGCGGTGACGGTTCATGATGAGGCTGACAGTAGCAGGACATAGCAGCGTGAGTCGTGAGAACTCGATGTGGCTCATGCCATGCAGGTTTAGGTAGTAGCTGATTGCTTTAACAGTATCCATGGTTATCTCGCTTGGTTTTGGTTAGTGAGGTGACATCATATAACTATTTAAATTAATTTGCAAATAACTATTGACATTAAAATAACACGGGAGTATTGTGTTAACTCAAACAACAGGAGAGCAAATATGTACTACCGAGATGAAGACCCAAACCGCACTGCCAGTCCAGATGAGTTCTTTAATAATTTTATGGATCACATTACTGGCACCCTTCGCAATGATGAAGATTACAAGAAGCCCCCTATCGACCCGGAGCCTAGCCAATATGAAAAAGAACAAGAAGATATTCGTATGGCGGAGCATAAGAAAGATTTAGATTACTTTATGAGAGCGCAGATCAATCAGTTTGCTAAAAGTAGTGAGCAACGTGATGCTATGTTAAAGCAGCATGGTTTGGAGGTAAAATAATGGATAAGGATATTGAATACTTGAATGACCTGGATCGCGGTGATTACGATTGCCGCAAAGGTCATCCCCATAAAGAAGGGCAGTCACACGCCTATGACATTGGATATGGCGCTCGCTATGTCCTTGAACAAATGCAATCAGCAGGTGCAATAGAATGACTAATAAAAAATCCGTATGCGCAACACTGTCCGCAATCGACTGTTCAGCTAAAGTAGAACAGAAAGGAAAGCTAACCTACCTATCATGGGCATGGGCATGGCAGACCCTGATGGAGCATTACCCTGACTCTACCTATGAGTATTCAGAGCCTTGTTCAATTAGCAACGATACTGTTGAGGTACATGTTTCTGTGACAGTGCAGGGCGTGACTCACTCTATGTGGCTGCCAGTAATGGATAACCGCAATAAGGCTATCGTCAACCCCACTACTCGTGACATCAGTGATGCTCGTATGCGATGCCTAGTAAAGTGTATTGCCATGTTCGGCCTGGGTATCTACATCTATGCCGGTGAAGACCTGCCAGAGTCCACCAAGACTGAGGTGGTAAGTGAAGAGCAAGCCGCTGAGATAAAGGCAATGCTTGAGCTAAGTAAGGCAGACGTTAAGCAGTTCCTGAAGTACTTCAAGACAGACTCTGTGGATAATATGCTGGCAGTACACCACACCAGAGCTATTGCCGCACTACAGGCCAAGATAAAATGATCATCTTAAACGATGAGCAGGGTTCCCCTGAGTGGCTTGCCTCAAGACTGGGCAGGCCATCAGCCTCAATGTTTGGGAAGTTAATCACTGGTACTGGTAAGCCCTCTAGTTCAGCAGAGTCCTACATTAACGAGCTGATCGCTGAGAGATTGACTGGTCGCAGTAAACCCTTCTTCACCAATGAGCATATGGAGAGGGGCACTGCCCTTGAGCCAGAAGCTCGCGAAGCCTACGAGTTTATCACTGACTTTGAAGTTGTTGAGACAGGCTTTATCCTGGATGACAGTGAAGAGTTTGGCTGTAGTCCCGATGGATTAGTTGGAGAGCAGGGTGGACTTGAGATAAAATGTCCATCAGATAGTGTGCATGTATCCTACCTGAGAGCAGGCAAAGTTCCATCAAAGTATTACCAGCAAGTGCAGGGATGTATGTGGATAACTGGGAGAGATTGGTGGGATTTTATGAGCTACCACCCAGAAATGCCACACCTTTTAGTAAGAGCAAGACGCAATGAGAAGTTTATTGAAGCAATGGCCGAGCAAGTTCTGGCCGCAGTAGAAACCATAACAACAGAGACGGAGAGATTAGTATGAAAGTTGGATTAAGCATTAAGTTAGATGTAACAAAGATCGACAAAGAGCGACTGTTTGAGGGTGCTAAGGGTACATACCTTGACCTGACTACCTTCATTGATACTGCCGAGCAAGACCAGTACGAGAACAATGGCTTTGTATCTCAGTCAACTTCCGCTGAGGAGCGTGAGCAGGGTCTCAAGACTCCTATCCTCGGTAACGTAAAGGTGTTCTTCACTGATGGCGATGTAGCTCCAGCTAATAATGCCAAGGCTGCTGCTCCTATCGATGAAGACATCCCATTCTAATGGATGCTCTTGGTGCTGCCATCTTCATAATCGGAGTTGGCGGCCTTCTTACCGGCATGATCTTACTGACACTAGACCAACAGGTAGAGTGGAGAAAAAAACGTGAAGCTGATAAGAAATAGACTACAGACCCCTGATGGGAAGATTCTCGAAAGTAAACATAGGCATGATTATGTGACTCATAGAGACGACAACGGCAAATTGTACTTCCTTGATGGGGGTCTGGACTATGCAAGATGTTCGGCCCATGGTGATGAGGTCTACATGCAAGAGTGGGATGATGACCCACACCCTGAGAAGACCGAGATACAGCTTTGGATTGACCTGATGGATGACTGTGATGAAAATTAAGCTATATAAAATGATTGAAATGGCTGTTGACCAAGGAATAGGGCATGGATTGAACCGAGCGTTCAAACATACAGATCAACCTACCCAATCTCATATGCATATTGAAATAGAAAGAGAAGTAATGAACGCAATTTGTGAGTTCTTTGTGTTTGACACACCTGAAGACTGATATACCATTACTGATATGGACAATATTAATATGTATCATTATATATCATGCAAGACAGCGAGTATAATCGGCACCTCTTCTACTACTGGGGGGTTCACCATGACCATCGCAATCATCGTCGTAATCTGTGGCCTAGCTGCAATTGCATACCAAGACATAGCCTCCTAACGGGGGCTTTTTTATATCTACTTATGTGTATACAAAACACTGTAATGTGTACACATAAATGTAAACTGTGAGAGGTCTAAACATGAAACATATGATCATCCCTGACACCCAAGTTAAACCAGGCAGTAGCCTTGAGCATTTAAGGTGGGCAGGCCAGTACGCTGTAGAGAAGAAGCCCGATGTAATCGTTCACATTGGAGATCACTGGGATATGCCCTCGCTATCCAGTTGGGATGTGGGCAAGAAGTCCTTTGAAGGCCGTCGATATAAAGATGATATTGATGCAGGTATCAAGGGTCTGGAAACATTCTTAGCACCCATCAGGGAAGAGCAGGCTAGACTAAAAGAGAACAGAAAGAAGCGCTGGAACCCACGCCTAGTGTTCACGCTGGGCAACCATGAACAACGCATTGAGAGGGCCATAGAGTCCGATGCCAAGCTAGAAGGACTGATAGGTTATGCAGACCTGAAGCTAGATGAGATGGGCTGGGAGGTCTACGACTTCTTGGAGGTCTGTGTTATTGATGGGATTGCATACTCTCACTACTTCACCAGTGGTATTATGGGTCGGCCAGTCAGCAGTGCCAAGCTGATGCTATCCAAGAAGCACATGAGCTGTGTTATGGGGCACGTTCAAGATAGGGACATTGCCTTTGCCAACCGAGCAGACATGAAGCCCATGATCGGATTGTTCGCTGGTATCTTCTACGTCCATGACGAGGACTATCTGACAGCCCAGACCAACAGTAGCTGGCGTGGCGTATGGATGCTACATGAGGTGGATGATGGTCAGTGTGATGAGATGCCCGTATCCATGAATTACTTAAGAAAGAAGTATGCTGAACAAGATGAGGACTAATAATGGAAATCAATAGAACAAAAATTAAATTCTTTTTCTTAGCAATTGCATTGCTTATTGTCTCACCTATCTATGTCCCAGTAAGAATATGCTGGGAAGAGAGAGGCGAAATTGTAGGTTGCTACAGGCAGATCTGGCAAGCACTAACTTTTCAGGAGTTGACATAATGGAAGCGACTAAGGAACAGGTCGGTGGTAATCACTATCAGACTGCCATCCAGCCCATTGAGTATATCCTGGCAAACAAGTTAGAATTTTGTGAGGGCAACATTGTTAAGTACGCAACACGCTGGAGAGAGAAGGGTGGTGTTGAAGACTTACGCAAGATCAAGCACTACTGTGACTTCCTAATCCAGAATTATGAGCAGGATATTGTGCGCTAAATATGTTATAATCGGGGCATGAAAAAGAATACTAAGAAATCTAGTTTACTATCCCGAATCGGAGTCTCTGGCTACAACAAGCCCAAGAGAACCCCCAAGCACCCCACCAAATCTCATGTTGTGGTCGCCAAGGAAGGCGATAAAGTAAAGACAATACGCTATGGTCAGCAGGGCGTGAGTGGTGCAGGTGCCAATCCCAAGACAGCCAAGCAAAAGGCTCGTCGTAAATCCTTCAAAGCTCGTCACGCTAAGAACATTGCCAAGGGTAAGATGTCTGCTGCGTATTGGGCCAACAAATCTAAGTGGT